TTAGCCAGCGTCCGCCATTTCTGTCGCCACTTTATCGCCATTAGAATGGGTTTCATCACTAATACCAGTTGGTTTGAACGAGCTAATCTTTGTGCTATAGACGCAATGAACAAAATCTCTCAACGGAGCCAACTCTGAGTCTTCGACATCTCGAGATGATAAGAACTTTTCTACAAAGGATGGGCCATGTAAACCTGTTTCGGCACTAAAGTTCTCAATCTCGCCGACAGGTATTAAAAATATACCCAAGAATTTTAATTTTTCTTCTAACTCTTTATAAGTTTTACGTATTTCTCCTTTTGGTAATCCATTGAATCCATTGACCTTGACGTCATGCCATGGTTTTCTCTGTTTGAACAATTCTTCAACTTTGCCTTTTGATATTTTATCTGCAGGCATCTCACTAATACAATCTAAGAGTTGTGTTTTAAACTCATCTGGTGTTAGTGGCTTGTGGGACTGTGTAACTGCTGAATTAATTCTTTCCCATAGTTTTATGATTTCATCTTTTTGAACACCCTCAGAACCGAATGCATTTAACGTTCTGGTTAAAGTGTTTCGTTCTGATATTAGGTCAAAGTCAAAAATTGCTTTTACAGGTACTCCAGAGGGGCGTAATGCCTCAACTATTCCAGCAACAGCATGCTTTCCACCTGTTGGGATATAACAGGTGTCAGGGTAAACATTGTCACTATTTTTCTCTAAATAATCTGCGACGAAGTTAAATAACCGGCAGTCACTGTCATCCTCGCATATTATCACTTGCTCATGGAATAATGAATCCAATGCATTCGAATATCTAAGAACTGGTTTTGACCATAATTGCTCAACTGATTTTTTATCAATTATATGCACAACATTTGTATCGTCTTCACGTTGAATTCGTAAGATTTTAACGTTCCCTTTTGTACCTTCTAAAAAACCTCTTAATATATCGCTGCTATGAGTGGCTACAAAAAGTTGTTTTTCTACTTCTGAGGATAATGTGTCTCCAAGCATTCTCATCTGAGGCGGATGAAGAAATGCTTCTGGCTCATCAATCATTGTTACATCGAGTTTCTGTACTACACATTCAAACAAAATCCCTGCATAACTTTTTACGCCATCGCCTTGCATATCAAGAAGTGGATTTTGCCTTACTAAATTTACATATTCATCGCTGACTCGATCTACCAGTCCATCAATAGTGGGAAGCTTACCTACGTGAATCGGTAAAACGCTGCCACCTCGATAATTAAACATGATGTCTTTGTTGAATGCTTTTTTGAACAGCATGCTAATGTGCGACATTAATGTACTATTTTCATAGAGGTAATGTTGCGGCCGAGATTTAGGTGCGTCAGGTGCAATACTGTTTTGTTGATTACAAATGCTTAACCGATCATTTGCAGTGACATTCTTTATGAATATTGGACAGATATTAGTTAGCCGATCTTTATCCTCCCATGAGGATAGCCATCCGTAATATATCGATTGACCACCATATATGTAATTGTTATTTATGAATGCACCTCCCTTTTTTAGTAGGTTTTCCAAGTCTTGTATTGAACCTTGTTTGTGCATGCTTATTTTTTTAATTACCTGCCCAGTTTTTACTGTCGCAGAAGAGCTTATTTCAATGATTTCTCTTAGGGTTTGTGATTTCCCACTATTATTGGGGCCAACAATTATTATTTTTTCATCTTCTTCAAATGAAATTTTTTGCCCGCTTGAGAATAATATTTCTGAAATGTAAACTTTAGCTGCTTGTGTCACGGGAATCTCCTTTAATAGTTATGAATAGGATTCAGTTTTACTGCATCTTCTAAATGATTTGGAGCGAAGTGAGAGTATCGCATTGTCATTTTTATATCGGTATGGCCTAATATTCTCTGAAGCACAAGAATATTACCGCCATTAATCATAAAGTGGCTGGCAAACGTGTGGCGTAAAACGTGCGTAAGTTGTCCGGCTGGTAATTCGATGTTTGTTCTCTCCAGCGCTGACCGGAACGCGCCATAACAATCACTAAAGAGCCGACCAGATCTATCATTAGGTAATGATTCATAAAGCTCATTGCTAATAGGAACGGTTCGGTTTTTTCTGCCCTTTGTGTTGGTGTAGGTAATTTTGTATTTCGCGAACTGGCTTTTTCTGAGACTCTCGGCCTCAGACCACCGAGCACCAGTGGCGAGACAGATTTTGACCACTGTTTCTAAATCAGGGTGGTCATGCCGTTTGCACTCCCCGAGCAGTAGTGCAATCTGATCGTGAGTTAGCCAGGCCATTTCCATTTCTTCTGTGCGGAAAGGGCGCATGTTTTTCAGCGGATTTTCACCCTTCCATTCACCGAGGCGATTTAACTCATTGAATACCGCCCGGAAGTAGGCCAGTTCAAGATTAAGAGTGCGAGGCGATACTTCTTTCACTCTATTTGAACGGGCATACTCACCTTTTAACCGCTTTTCCCGGTAGCGGGAAAACATCTGCGCATCAAAATCGCGTGCCAGCGGTTCACCCATACACTCAAAGGCGTGGTGCATTGCTAACTGACGTTTAAGGCCGTCTTTCAGAGTAATGCCGTGAGCGCTATACCATGCATCAACCAGATCTTTTAACGTGCGTCTGTCTTCTTTTTCTTCCTGCCACGGGTTTTGTACAGTGTATTGTTCAAAGGCCAACGCCTCGCCTTTGGTGGCAAATTTCTTTCTTATGCGTTTTCCTTTCGCTCCGTTTGGATAGAGTTCACAAATCCAGCCTCCAGCGGGATTTTTACGGACAGTCATTAATTAACCTCGCTGTATACACCCACTACACGACCTAATGTTTGTATATCATCAAGTCCACATTCGAAGGGAACTTTACCACCAGCAACGTGCAGCTTTCTTCCTGGCAGCTTTGTTAGCTCACGGACGCTGATTGCCCCTTCTATGTCAACCAACCATAAACCATCGGATAACGAGGCTGACTTGTCGATAAAGTGAAGTTCTCCATCAAATCGAACAGCTATTCCATTTGATAAGGGTTTTGAGAAAAACTGGCCGTCAATACTTAGAGTTCCATCATTTTTAAGTGTTTCTTCACTTAATGTGAATACGTCAAGTTTTTGACTCTCTTTTGGTGAAGTTGATTCATCAAATTGCTGCCCTTCTCCAGTCAATAACCAGCGAAGATTAGCTCCGGTTTCGAGTGCACAATGTGCTGCGAAATCGTAAGAGATGGCTCCTCGAGTGTACCTATTCGATAGCGAACTGGATGCTATATCAAAGTGGTTAGCTAACTGTGTTTTCTGAGAAAACCCATACGCCTTGCAGACTCGATCCAAGACCTCTACGTTGCTCCATCCTAAAGAATCTATTCTCATTTCGATAAAACCTATTTACTATCTCTCAATTGGGAGATATATTTTGGCTAAACCCACGCAATTGATGGCGAACGTTGGCAAAAACAGGCGTATCAATTGCAATCTTTGGCAAATAGGGAATCATGCAACATGGCTTCTGAAATCGCAATCATCAAAGTGCCTGCACCTATCGTCAGCCTGCAACAGTTTGCAGAGTTGGAAGGTGTTTCTGAACGTACTGCTTATCGTTGGACTACCGGCGATAACCCACAAGTACCAATCGAACCACGCACAATCCGCAAGGGCTGCAAGAAAGCTGGTGGCCCAATTCGCATCTATTACGCTCGCTGGAAAGAAGATCAGTTGCGTAAAGCGTTAGGTCATTCTCGTTTTCAACTCGTCATAGGCGCTTAATTCACTTTATGTGAATTATAAGGATGAGACATGTTTGATTTTCAGGTTTCCAAACATCCACATTATGACGAAGCGTGCCGGGCTTTCGCTCTGCGTCACAATATGGCGAAACTGGCAGAGCGAGCTGGCATGAATGTGCAGACGTTACGCAACAAGCTAAACCCGGATCAACCTCACCAATTTACCCCGCCTGAGTTATGGCTGCTTACCGACCTGACGGAAGACTCAATTCTTGTTGATGGGTTCCTGGCTCAAATTCACTGCCTGCCATGTGTGCCAGTTAACGAGTTAGCGAAAGATAAATTACAGCACTATGTCATGCGAGCCATGAGTGAATTAGGGGAACTGGCGAATGGTGCAGCATCCACTGAACGCCTTACTCCCGAGCATAAGTACAACATGATTGAGAGTGTTAACGCTGGTATTCGGATGTTGTCACTCTCTGCGTTGGCATTACAGGCACGACTCCAGGCCAACCCCGCAATGTCGAGCGTGGTCGATACCATGAGCGGTATCGGCGCATCGTTTGGCCTGATTTGAGGTGATGCATATGGAACCGTCATTCGCTTCATTACTGAAACGCCAAAGCCCGTCCATGAGTTATGGCCACGGCTGGATTATGGGTGAGAACAACCACCGCTGGCACCCGAGCCGCGACCAGTCTGCATTGTTAAATGGGCTGCGTACTCGCAAGCCATCACTCGTTACCAGACTAATTAAGCGCTGGAGGACTCAATGAAAAGTGCTGCTCTGGCTGAATCCGTAAAGGCACCGCAAACGGCGTTTAACAATGTGTATCTGATACATGCGCGGATTGATGCTCCGTTAAAAATGAGCGGTGATGAATGTCTCGCGCGTTTTCGTCTGCAATTAAAAGCGACCAACAACACGGCGCTGCGCAATTTTAATAAGCTCGATAACAACTTTAAATTTGTTGTTCTGACCCTGGCTAACCGCCTGGAGCCGTCCTCATTCAAACCTGATGAAATCGGCAAGCCGTTTGAGTTTTTCGACCAAGCGCGACGTTTGTTGATTATCCGTTCAATGAATGAAATTACCCGCTGGGGAAGTTTACTCCCGGCAAGATTTTCAAAACACGACTGCTATTTAGCTGAGTAATTAATCCATTCCAGAACATTAGGCGTAAACCCGCCGGGCATTCTTATGCCCCAATTTAGGAGAAAGAGATATGCGTAATACCGAAAGCAGTAACGCAAGAAAAAATGAAGTATCCAAGCTTAAGCAGCTACTCGCAGACGCAAAAAGTGAGGAGCGACGCGCCAGAGCTGAGGTAATGGCCTCTCGAATTCTGAATTTAGCGAACCACATTAGAGCCAATAAGCTTGAGATAAATGAAGTGCTGGATTTGCTTTTTCAGGAAAGCGAGACATATCGCCATCAAGCAATGGAGCTGTACTAATGGCCGACTCAATGGATTTAGCGCAACAACGTGAGCAAGAAGACCGCGATCGACATATCAAAAATGCATGTAGCCGTATCGCTTTGCCTTCTCGTTTCCTCTGCGAAGAATGTGACGCACCAATCCCAGAAGCTCGCCGCATTGCAATTCCGGGCGTGGGCTTATGCGTGACATGCCAACAAATTGTAGAACTCAAATCAAAGCATTACAGAGGTGTTTAAATGAGCATTCGTATCGAAATTGGCGACAAATGGGTGATTACCAGCGACCAATATCAATTCATTCTGAATGAGAAGAAGGTCGTAAAGTCAGGAAAAAAAGCCGGTGAGGAATGGCTCGATACTATCGGTTATTACCCGAAGCTGAACCAGCTCATTTCTGGTCTGGTTCATCATCATATTCAAGGTTCTGATATCTCTTCTCTTCATGTTATGGCGGCAGAGATTGAGCGTGTAGGGCGCTTATGTAGCGAGGCCATAAAAGGCAATTATGCTGACGCCTAGCACCACGGTAAATTATGCTTATCCTTGGAATGCTCCACGGTCAGCAATAGCCAGCCCATACCTAACATATGAGCAACAACACCGCCGCGACCGTATGTTCGCAGCTTTGCTGCATGCAAGAAAAGCTATTTCTCGTCTTCCTAAAAGTATTCGTTTCGATGTTTATCGCACTGTGGAAATGATTGAGCGGGAGCAGGGGAATCGGCGAGCCAATGCTTTTTTAATTAGCTTTTGCAAAAAGGTATTGTCGCGCATTGAGCTTGTTACAAGCAAATATCATGTTGCTGGTGTTAGTGCTGGTGTTAACACCGGGATTGCTGGCTGCCGCATTGATACCGAAATACATGAATATATGGATTTACGGCTAATCAATATGATTGGCCGATATAATTGCCTGCCGGACATGTCCCGAGCTGACATTGATTTATTGGCCGCTGATATCGCGAACTTTACCCGCTCTGAGCTGGCAAATATTAATGACTCGGGTTTTGGTGAGCTAAAAACTCTTTATACCTGGTATAACCAGGCAGGCTTAATTGCATTGCAGTTCAATGTCACCCCTCCGCATTGGGAGCGAGTAGCAAAGAAGTATGTGGATCAGGATGATATTGCCCCGGCGGTTATCCGCATGTTTACAGAGACGTGGTGGCGTAGCCGCCTTCGTCGTGTCGCTTCATCATGGCGTGAGCACCTGCAAATTGCGGTTGGGACTGTGAGCAAGATTAAGCAGGTTTACGCAAGTAAAAACTGTGTCACAGACTGGCGAGAGCAAAAGCGTCGCACGCGCGAGTTTCTTAAAGGGCTAGAGCTTGAGGACGAGGACGGCAATCGCATCAGCCTGATTGAAAAATATGATGGTTCTGTTGCTAACCCCGCCATCCGTCGTTGTGAACTGATGACCCGCATCCGAGGGTTTGAAAATATCTGCAATGAGCTTGGCTACGTCGGCGAGTTCTACACAATCACAGCACCATCAAAATATCACGCCACAACAAAAGCTGGCTACCGTAACGCTAAATGGAGGGGTGCCAGCCCTGCTGACACTCAGTGTTATTTAACCGATTTGTGGGCGCGTATCCGCGCCAAACTACACCGCGAAGAAATTCGTATCTTCGGGATACGTGTCGCCGAACCTCACCACGATGCGACACCGCACTGGCATATGCTCATGTTCATGCTGCCGGAAGATGTGGAGCGCGTTCGCTGTATTATTCGTGATTATGCCTGGAAAGAAGACTTTACCGAGCTGAAAAGTGAAAAGGCCAGAAAGGCGCGTTTCCATGCCGAGGCAATAGATCCGGAGAAAGGTAGCGCTACAGGCTATATCGCTAAATACATTTCTAAAAACATTGATGGCTATGCACTCGACAATGAAAAAGATGACGAAAGCGGCGAGTTGCTGAAAGAAACAGCTCCCGCCGTTTCGGCCTGGGCGGCGCGCTGGCATATCCGTCAATTTCAATTTCTCGGCGGTGCGCCGGTTACGGTTTATCGTGAATTACGCCGCATGGCTGATACCAATGCGGCTCATGGCTTGAGCGTTGAATTTGCTGCCGTGCATGATGCAGCTGACGCCGGTGATTGGGCTGGCTATGTTAATGCGCAGGGCGGCCCGTTTGTGCGCCGCGACGATTTACAGGTGCGTACACTTTATGAGGCACGCGACGACCTGAACCAGTACGGAGAGGAAACCGTCTTGATTCGTGGTGTCTATGATGCCGCCATAGGTTCTGATGCTCCGATTTTAACCCGACTCACGCAGTGGAAGATTGTCCCGAAACGTGCTGTTGATTTGGCCGTTGACGTTAAGGGCGAACCTTCGCCCTCTCGGAGTTCTGTCAATAACTGTACGGGAAGCGAAAGCGACCTACCGGAGTTGGATTTATTAAATCCACTTAGTCGGCGTGAAAAACGAGAGTTGACGAACCGAATAAGGAAGCCCAAATCGCCTACCGGAAGAAAATTTATTCACGGACTGGATGAGCAGAACGGTGTGATAGAAAAAACGGTCAGCGAGATACATTTGACCACTGGCGTTACCATTAGCCGGGGCGAAGCGTTGCACCTGATTGCCGGTGGTCGCAGTAGCTTTGATGGTAAATGGCTGAAAGGTTCGGCCGCTGGAGAAATCTTTTCCGCTGCTCCATCCCAACATGCAAAGGCCAGGAAATATCATGCTAAAGCTCAGGAAATCGTAAGCCGTGTAACGTATTTAGCAGAGTCAGCCATGAAAAAGTGCCATTAATATTCATCTTTATCATGCACATACAATGTATTTCTTGATGATTTCATTTCGCACATTCAGTTAATTTATGTTACTGTGTTTATATACAGTATCTCGCGATGGAGGATGTGTGGATAGAGAGTTGAATGAGCACGTTATGATTGAGCGGGTCGAAATGATTGCGCGTTTAACGGCTGAAGGCGCTTGTCAGGAAAGAGACCGTGAAATTGCCTTGAATTTAATTGCTGAAATTGCGAGGGGGAACTTATTAAAAAGTGACTCTTTTTCAGTGGTTTTTGCTCCTACGCCCTTTGAAGAAAGATTAAAACGAGTGGGGGAGGTAAGAGTAAACATCACGTTGGATAAAGACCAACAAATTGGCCAGCAGATTGTAGATGCTTTCCAAGGCGAGTTGACCAGGCGAATACAGTCTGTTTTCCCATCAACGCATGTCGTAGTCAAAAAAGGTTCGACGACAGGCGTAGAGTTGGTGGGGTTTGATAAGGATTCTGACCGTGAAGCGCTGGATAATATACTTCAGGAAGTTTGGGAAGATGAGAGCTGGCGTTAGTTACTGAAAATGGTACAAACCTTGATCCCATGTTTGATAGCATGGGATTGTTTGTATGGGGATTACATACATAGGAAAATCATGGGTACCGTAATATGTATTAGCTCAGATTTTGTCTGACTCTGTTACGGCCTACGAGCTTAACCTAATCTGACAGGCAGCTTTGTGCCAGGAGCGGACATTGCTAACTACCCACCATAATAATTGTTGGGGAGCCTCTCAAGACCAAGTCATCGCGAAAGAAGTTTGATGATCCTTGATACACATTCATCGCTGGATAAACTGTACGAGTCTAAAATGAGGTGTTCTCTGTTCCATGGTTCATAAGTCAAATCGGTAACATATTTCCAATCTGGCAGGGTTAACCCCTCGACTTGTGACACCCTTGTTTCCACTCGTTTACGATGCTCAATCATATCGGAACATACGATCTCAATTTCTAAAAAATCGGTTCTTGCCGATAAAGCTATTTCTCGATAGGCATCACGGGTTAACGCCAGTGGGTTAACTGAGTCAGTGATTACTGTTGCTCCTAATAGCAGGTTTTCTCTGGCGAGTGAGTAAGCGACAAAATAACCAGTAGGCCCCATTTCACGGCCATCTTCTTCGGCTTTAAGTATGGCCTGCTCAATCGTGTCGATTCGCAAGTAAAGAGCATTTAACTGCTTTGTCAAAGCCTGAGCGATAGTGCTTTTCCCGCTTCCAGGCAAACCACTGAAGATGATTAGCAT